ATTAAAATTTATTGTAAGTAAAAGATATTTTGAAAAATATTTATACTATAAATTTTCTGATTACATCGTTTATGAAAAGTTTATTAAAATGGAATGGGTTGATGTCTAATTATAATGTAAATATTTTATAACATTATAATTTAATTTATGAAGTAGCGTTACCAGCCATCATTTGAAGAGCAACTCCTGATGTTCCTACACCTTGACCATCATAAGACATAGGGGATAATGAACCACTTAAAGGCATTCCGCCTCTCATTTTTCTACTTTTATGTCCTTTGTGAAATAACTTAAAATGACCCTTCTTAGCAACATAACCGAGTTTACGAAGATACTTAATAGTTTTCTTTCCTGAAGCATGTTTTTTTTTAGAGACAATACGTCCATGTTTATTCTTCATCAAGTTTGTCTTAGTTAAACCACCAGACGTTTTTTTGGCAGTTCCATGCCACACTTGAGCGCGAGTTCCTATAGTTTGCATTATAAACTTAAATGAGAAAATATTTTTTGAAACGCAATTAAAACTTATTTCTTGGAGGCATTCCGCTTCCACCAGGCATACCTTCCATTTTGCCTAAATAATTTATGTTTAATGGTTGACCTAAATAAAAGTTCCCAAATTGTGGTTTTCCAGACATTCTACTAATTCTATTTATTTGTTGTGAATTTCCATCTAATTTCAATACCTGAGATAATCTCATTTTATATGACAAATTTGAAGAATTTGTGTTTGATGTATGAAGTATTTTATAATTTTTAGGATTTGGCTCAATAAACTGAGCTACATTATAATGTAAATTAAGTAGTCCACCAACATAAGATGACATAATTATATATTATTATTTTAAAAAAATTGATTTTAAAAATCAAGTTAAAAATAAGGATACATATATATTTAATAATGAGTTCCAACGACGCTAATACTGATTTATTCTTCGATGTTCAACAGAAGACTGATAAGCAGCATATCTTGGATAATCCAGATACATATATTGGTTCTGTTGAAAGTATAGATGCTGATATGTGGATTATGAGCGAAGATAGTGATACGCAGTCGTCGTTGCCTTATAAAATTGTTCAAAAAAATATTAACTATATTCCTGGTTTATTCAAGTTATTTGATGAAGGCATCGTAAATTGTCGTGATCATGTTGTAAGAATGAAGACCAAGGTTGATTCTAATGTTGAGAACGCATTACCTGTTTCTCATATTGATGTTAGAATCGAAACTGATGGTTCAATTACAATGGTTAATGATGGTAATGGCATTGATGTTGCTCAAAAAGATGGCGTTTGGATTCCTGAATTAGTATTTGGTCATTTAAGAACTTCAACAAATTATAATAAGGAAGAAAAGAAAATTGTTGGAGGCAAAAATGGATTTGGATTTAAACTCGTTTTAATTTGGTCTAGCTATGGTCGCATCGAAACAGTTGACCATATTCGCGGACTAAAATATATTCAAGAGTATAAAAATAACTTGGATGAAATTTGTAAGCCTTCAGTTACCAAGTGTAAAAATAAACCATATACAAAAATTACATTTAAACCTGATTTTGCAAGACTTGGTATCTCAGGATTGACACCAGATATGGTTTCATTGCTTAAGAAACGTGTCTATGATATTGGTGCCATTACTGATAAAAATATTAAAGTCAAATACAATGATGAATTAATTCCTGTAAAAAACTTTGAGCAATATATCAGCATGTATATTGGTGACAAGTCTACTGCACCAAGAGTATATGAAGCAGATGGAGAAAGATGGGAATATGCTGTTGCTCTTACTCCTGCGGATGAGTTTGTTCAAGTATCATTCGTTAATGGTATCCACACTTCTAAGGGTGGAAAACATGTTGAGTATATTTTGAATCAAATTGTTAGAAAATTGGTTGACTTTATTGAAAAGAAAAAGAAGACGAAAGTCAATCCTAATACAATTAAAGAACAACTCATACTCTTCTTAAGATGTGATATTGAGAACCCTGCATTTGATAGCCAAACTAAGGATTATATGAATACTCCTTCGTCTAAATTTGGTTCTAAATGTGAAGTGAGCGACAAGTTTATTGAAAAGGTAGCAAAGATGGGTGTTATGGATGCTGCTTTACAATTAACTGAAGTAAAAGAAACGAAAGCTGCTAAAAAAACTGACGGATCAAAGAGTAAATCTGTTAGGGGAATACCTAAGTTAACAGATGCAAATTGGGCCGGAACTGAAAAATCAAGTAACTGTATGCTTATTCTTTGTGAGGGAGATTCAGCTAAGGCAGGTATTCTTTCAGGATTATCATCTGAAGACCGTAATATTGTTGGAGTTTATCCTTTAAAAGGTAAGCTACTTAATGTTCGCGGCGAGCCTTTAAAGAAGATTGCTGATAATAAAGAAATTACTGAAATTAAGCAGATTCTTGGTCTTGTAACTGGAAAGAAATATTTAAATTTAGAAGATGTCCATAAAAGCTTGAGATATGGCAAGGTTTTGTTCATGACTGATCAAGATTTAGATGGTAGTCATATTAAAGGTCTTGGCATAAACTTATTCTCATGTGAATGGCCTACTCTTTCGCAAATTCCTGGATTTATTGGTTTTATGAATACTCCGATCTTGAAGGCAAAAAAAGGAGCGAATGAATTGAATTTCTATAATGAAGGAGAATTTGAAGAATGGAAAGAACAAAATGATAGTAAGGGTTGGACTATTAAATATTACAAAGGTTTAGGAACAAGTACTGGCAAAGAATTCAGAGAATATTTCGAAAATAGAAAAATCGTTGAATTTCAATTTAGTGGTAAGGAATCTGATGACGCAATTGATATGGTTTTTAACAAGAAAAGAGCGGATGATAGAAAAGATTGGCTCAAAATTTACGACAGAGATGCTTACCTTGATACAAGCAAGAAAAATGTATCTTATGAAGAATTTATCAATCGCGAGTTAATTCACTTCTCCAAATATGATTGTGATCGTTCTATACCTAACTTGATGGATGGTCTTAAGATTTCTCAACGAAAGATAGCATTTGCTGCTTTTAAACGTAATTTAAAGACTGAAATTAAGGTAGCACAATTCTCTGGATATGTTTCTGAGCATTCTGGTTATCACCATGGTGAAGCTAGTTTAAACGCTGCTATTGTAGGGATGGCACAAAATTTTGTTGGCTCAAACAATATTAATTTGTTTCTTCCTAATGGTCAATTTGGAACTAGATTACAAGGTGGAAAAGACAGCGCTTCTGAAAGATATATCTTTACGTTGTTGAATAAAATTACTAGAACTATCTTTCAACAAACGGACGATAATGTGCTTGAATATTTAAATGATGATGGATTGTCTGTTGAACCAATTTATTACGCACCGATTATTCCAATGATCCTTGTCAATGGCTCTAAGGGAATTGGAACTGGTTTTAGTACTGATATCATGTGTTATAATCCATTACAAATTATCGAGTATTTAGAAAACAAATTGAGATATATTGAAGATGACATTGAATTTATTCCTTATTATGAAGGATTTAAAGGTTATATTACTAAGATTTCAGATGATAAATTCTTAATCAGAGGAACATATGAAACAACAGGCGTTGATAAAATTAGAGTAACTGAATTACCAGTAGGGTTTTGGACTGAAGACTTTAAGGAATTAATTGAACATTGGTGTAATCCAGGAGAAGACAAAGATAAGAATAAAATTCCAGCTATTATCAAGGATTATGAAGACATGAGTAAAGATACAAATGTTGATTTCACTATTACATTTGTGAAGGGTAAACTAGAAGAATTAGAGAAATCCAAGGGTGACCACGGGTGTAATGGTCTTGAGAAATTGTTGAAGCTTTATACGACTAATTCTACAACTAATATGCATTTGTTTGATGCTAATGATACATTACAAAAATTTGAAAAGGTATCTGATATTATTGACACTTATTATGATGTAAGATTAAAGTTATATCAGACTAGAAAAGATTATATGATTGAAAGTTTAGAACGTGATTTGATGTTGCTCACCAATAAAGCCAAATACATTAAAGAAAATTTAGATGGAACTATTGATTTACGTAAGAAGAAAAAAGAACAAGTTGTAGAAATGTTACAAACTAAAGGTTATGATATTATTGATGATGACGCTAATTATCATTATTTAACTAAGATGCCTATGGATTCAGTAACTGAGGAGAATGTAGATCGATTGAATAAAGAACGCGGTGACAAGGAAGCTGAATTAGAAATCGTTAAAACTACTACTATTAACAAGATGTGGTTAAATGAATTAGATGTTTTGAAACAGCAATATACAGAGTATAAAGAGGAAAGAACACGATTAATGAATGACGAGGTTTCTAAACCAAAGAAGAAAGTTGTATCTAAAGCGGCTGTTAAAAAAGTTGTAAAGAAACAAACATTGCTTGTTGAAGATGATTAAACTATGAATTACAACGTCCGGAAAGAAAAATGAGACAAATTTGTTAATAATATTTTATAAATATTTTGTTAGTCTAATGCAAAGACATTGCTTCATTTATAATTTGTTCTGCGCTAGGTGAAATTTCAAATAGCGTTTCAACAGGAGTTGACGATTCTACATTTACAAACCAAGTATATAATATTAACGTTTCTATTCTTAAATCTAAATTAACTTCTTTATCCTCTGCTAATAACTTTAATGCTAACTGACATTTGTACAATTTTTCATTTTTATTAGGATCAACCATAAGTTTATCATCAAATTCATAACTTTCCAAAATATGAATCTTAAACTCATCTGAAACGTTTGTCATTTTACAGTTAAATTATATAATATACGTATTGTATTATACAATATCATTTCAATTTTTTATAATATACAATACATATTACTTAATATGACTGTGAGAAAACATCATTCTTGACTAATTTTCCGGATTCTTCTTGTTATATTTACTTTTTCAAAATAGAGTTAGAGAGAAATATAATATAATCTTTTATGTTAGTTAACGCTTCTTTATTCTATTTTGATATTTCAAATTATTTGTTAGTCTTTAGCAAATAATTAGACACATCATTTTGTAAGTTAATTTCTATTTTTTGTGCGTCCGTCTTTTGTGCGTCCGTCTTTTGTTAGTTCTGTGCTTCTTACATTTATATTTTCTAGTTTTTCTTTTTCTTCTTCTGCATATATTTGTTTTAATTCTTCCAAACAGGGAATTAATAGAACCATAATTCACTCCACAAATATTTCAATATGAATTGTATTTATTAAACACTTCATTATAGTTGCAGTCGCGCATATCAATACTATTTTATCATCCATAATAAATATCAATAAGTATGTAAATTAATATTGTTGGTAACAATTAAAACCAACTCTTAAGTTCAAGTTGTCTATCATTACTGGTTGCTTGAACAGGATGAGCAATTGGCACTACTAATGTACTAACATCATCCATATATTTCATATATCCTTGCGCCTCACTATATACTTGTTGTATACAATAATTTAATACAATTTTATTTAGCTCTTCAATTTGTTGTGGAATATTAGATGGTTTATTTGCTGAATGTTGTAAGAAAACACTTCTCATTACGATTTTAATAGAATCACAATCTTGAGAACCAATAACATATTGACCATTTGACCTGTGGTAAACTCCTGCTCTTATTCCATTTTGAATTATCTGAATATTCTCTCGAGAGAAAAATGCTTGTGACAAAGAAGTGTCGTTCCATAAACCTTCAGTAGCATTCCTAAAAGTTACACATTGGTTAGCTGGTATTTTATCATACATTTGAAATAATGCTGAAGTATTTGGTGATTTGATATTCACACGACCATTATTCACTCTATTCATTATATAAAATAAGTAGATAGAAAAATTATATTTATTTATTTTATATAATGGATGGTTTTCAAAAATTTGTTCTATTTTCTGCAATAATTACATTGATTATTACACTCGTTTTTATAGGTACATCTCTTGCAACAGCTAATAGTAATGTTATGTGGCCACCAATGACTCCTGAATGTCCTGATTGGTGGACAATCGATGGTTCAGGAAATGCGGCAACATGCGTTAATGTAAAAGATTTAGGAACTTGTCCTCCTCAGACCGACCAAAAGCATTTAACAATGAATTTTAATACTTCTCCGTTTACCGGGTCAAATGGTTTATGTTCTAAATATAATTGGGCCACTAAATGCGGCGTTACATGGGATGGAATAACTTATGGCGTCAACAATCCTTGTCAGACTTCGTCTTAATTAAGCCATTATATTATTCAGCGTTAAATATGAAAATTTAAAAATTATTATATTATATTATATAATATAATAATATATAATGGATTTTGAAACCGAATATGATGAAGAAACAATCGATTATTTTTATGAACAATGTGATATTGAGAAAATATTCACACAATTGTCACGTATATTAAAAGAAATTAATAAAATAGTACCGGGTAGACCTGAAAATACAAGAAATATAGGCAATAATATTATGACTATTTTTAATGATATTGACAAAAATTGTTTAGTAAGATTATCAAGTTTTTTACTTATTCAAATACCTGCAGCTGCTAATCAAATGTCACGACATGATGTGATTGGTACAGCTAGAAGATGTATTCCTCATATTAATAGTGTCCTTAATTTTTTGAAGGATGAATTTTTTATGACAGATGAAGAAGAAGGTGAGGAGGATAATGAGACAGAAGATGGTGATGATGTTTTACCTGTTAATAGACAACAACAATTACAAACACAACAACAAGCAATTAATATGACAGATGAAGAAGGTGAGGAGGATAATGAGACAGAAGATGGTGATGATGTTTTACCTGTTAATAGACAACAACAATTACAAACACAACAACAAGCAATTAATACAGAAATTAAATACGCTTCTGAAAATCCAATTCAAGAAAGTCCTTATGATGAATGTGTAATATGTTCTGATTTATTAAATAATATAGATGGACCTGGAATCAGTGGTAATTGTCAATCAAATTGTAATGATGTTATTATTGTATGTGAAAATAACCATAGATTTCATAGAAGTTGTATTTTGAATTGGTGTGGAGCACCTTCAGTAGATGTATTAGGTCAAATGAACCAATCTCAATATGGCGTGAATATGCGAAGTCAACAAGGATCTAACAAATGTCCAGTTTGTAGACAAAGAATAAATTGTAGTGAATTAATAACAAAACCAAAGGTTTTAGATGAAGAATTGAAAGTGAATAAAGGTGGAAAAAAAAGAATTAACAACAAAAAAAGAACTGAAAAAAAAAGAACTAACAAAAAAAGAACTAAAAAAAGAATTAATAAAAAACGAACTAACAAAAAAAGGACTAATAAACACCGTCAAACTCATAAAAGAAGACGACACATTTAATGAGTATTTATTATATAATAATTGACACATTATATTTCTTTATATTAATTATATAATGAAACTAATTATTGATTTTCCAGACATCATTATTGATTTAAATCTTCAAGGGTGTAAATATATAATTTATATGCAAAAAATAGGTGTTTGAAATGTTAAAAGGTGTAATAACTATATTTATTTTATTATGATTTTTTGTATTGAAAACAATTCTGAACGATTCAGAAAAGTATTACTACATTATTTAAATAAACGTGATTTGTGTAGAAATCTACATAAAAAGATTGTTGTTAAATATATATAAAATGGAAGAGTTAAATCTTAATAAAATTTTAAATAGAGAACAACAAGAAAAAGAAATTAAAAATATTTTAAAAGAATTTGAAAGCAATAAAAATAACTTACTGTTTAAAAAAGGTATTTATGTTTACGGTCACCCAGGCACTGGAAAAACTACTTTTGTTGCTAATATTCTTAAAGATTTAAATTACGACATTATCAAATATGATGCTGGTGATATTAGAAATACGTCAGTTATTGAACACATTACAAAACATAACATGTCTGATAAAAATATTATGAGCTTATTTAATAAAAACATAAAAAAAATTGCGATTATAATGGATGAGATAGACGGAATGAATAACGGTGATAAGGGTGGAATAAATTCACTTATTAAACTTATTCGCCCTAAAAGAACTAAAAAACAAAAATTAGAAGAATTCACAATGAACCCCATTATATGTATTGGAAATTATCGTATTGATAAAAAAATTAAAGAGTTAATGAAGGTTTGTAACACAGTTGAACTTAAAACACCTAATAGTTTGGAAGTTTCTAATATTATCAATAAATTAATGCCTTCTGTTGACGGTGAAATAAAAACTAAACTCATTCATTATATTCAAGGAGATCTTAGAAAACTTAACAATATGTATCATTTTAATAAAAATAAACCTGAACTTTTTACATGTCAAAACTTAGAAAATATTTTTCAAATTAAATCATATAACGATGATACTAAAAAAATTACCAATAAATTGATTAATAAACATTTTCCACTTAGTGAACATAATAATATTATAAATGAAACAGACCGAACAAGCGTTGGTTTATTGTGGCATGAAAATATTATTGATGCTATTGAAAAACTTGATAAGAAACAATCAGTGCCTTTTTATATTTCACAACTTGAAAATATTTGTTTTGCTGACTATATTGACAGAATTACATTTCAAAAACAAATATGGCAATTTAATGAAATGAGTTCACTAATTAAGACATTTAAAAATAATAAACTATACCACGAAACTTTTAAAAACAAAAATAAATATAACCAAACTGAAGTTAGATTTACTAAAGTTTTAACAAAATATTCTACTGAATACAATAATTCACTTTTTATACAGAAGCTATGTCAAAAATTAGGTATGGATAAAAAAGATTTAATTGGTTTTTTCATTGAACTTAGCAATAATCATGAAAACGTAGAAATTATAAATATTCTTGAAAATTATGAAATTAGCAAACTAGATATTAATCGCATTTATAGATATATCGAAAAATATATTAAAGAAAATGCTACTGGCACAACTGATAAGGAAGTTGACGATGAAAGTGATTCTGACTGCGATGAAACAGATGTTTAAATAAGTTTTTGAATTTAAAATATAAAAATATAGTTTAAATTTATTTATATTATACTTTACTGTATTATCTTACTTCTACAAAATCTAACATTTGTGTAACCGTCCGCTTCATTTCACTCAAAGTCGCGTCCCTCTTTTCTTGCCAAGCAAAAGCTCTTTGTGGATCGACCTTACATAATAAATGATTAGCATAATGCTCAGGAGAACTATAAAATAAAGTGTAAGACCCATTCTTACTTTTACATTCCCCTGTTGCTAACAATACCTTAAAAAATAAATCTTCATGGCGCGAACCTACTATATAATCCAAATATGCTCCTGACTCAGCATCCCTAATACGATTACCCGTTCCACTAGAAGTATAAACCTCAATTTTTTTATTATACTTTCTCCCATCCTTTTTGAAAGCTTTTCTGTAAACAACATTATATCCTACATCCATACGCTTTACGTTTTCAAAAATTTGCTCTGCATTTTGTTCATAATCATAGTCATTAGGAACATCTGGGTTCCAAAAATCGTCTTGATACATTATTATATGTATAATACATTTATCTTTAAACCATTTTATATATTATTTATTGTTGGACCGTTATTATCTAGCACAATTTTTTCATCCTTTTGTTTTTGTATTTGTGTCATAATTAGTTGTTTAATTTTATTGTTAAGATATTCAACTTGTTCTTTCAATTCTTTGTTTTCAGACATTAATTGATTTATTATTGCAGATTGTTCGTTTATTTGCTGTCGAATTATTTCTTGCTGGTCATTCTGAGGTTTGGACAACATTGTTATTTTGTTAATAGTATCTTGATATTCTGCTTGTTGTTTCACCATTTCTTGCATCTTAGCCTCTCGTTCTATCTTTAGTTCGTTTAACTGTTTTTTAACATCAAATTTAAGCTCAGGGTTGCCTTGATTATAATTATCTAATATACCGTCTATATCTTCCATAAAAAACTTTAAGACCTCTTGCTCCTTTATTAAATCTTTTGGCAAAGTTGTTGTTTCATGAATATGTGGATTTGGCATTTGCTTTAATAATTCCTTTTTATCAAATGAATTTTGAGTATGTGAAAATACTAAAATAGTTTTGTTTGGGTCTAACTGGACAAATGGAATAGTATAATCTTTTAAAAATTTTCTTTCTTCTGCAACTGATGAACTTTCGTCAAACTTTGTAATATTTAACAACTCCTTCTTAAACGCAAAAGTAGCTGCTGTAGCATGGTTAGGGCCGTAAGGACCAAATAATAACATCTTGTTAATATGTTTAAAATAAATATACATAGCACTTGAACCTGCGCATAATGCTTTGCTGTCTTTTAATGTTTCTACAGCATGTTTAACTCTATCAGGCGGATAATAATCATCATCGTCCATATAAATAATAATGTCACCTTTTGCTTTGCTATTAGTCAAATTTCTCTTTACACCTAAACTCATTTTTTCGTCGTATTTAAAATATCTAACATAGGGAAGATGAGCTACTAAATCTTCAATTTTATCTGTTCCATCATCAACAATAATCCATTCCATTTTGTCTCTTGGATAATTTTGGTGTTCAAAACATTTAATTGCTATTGGAATAAAAGGACGTCTATTAAAAGTAGGCGTACAAATACTTACAAAAGGTTTCTTAGGAAGCTTAACTTTATTTTTACCCATTTAAATTAATTTGTATTTATTTTTTAAGTATTATTTAATAAAAATATTAATTTAATTTCTTTCCGATGTCTTTTAATTGTTTTGTTATATTACCGCCTTTTTGACCGAATATTAAATTATATAAAAGACCGTGTTTTTCAAAATTTTTATTGATGATGGGACACTTTTTTGTTGCTTGTTCATAACTAACAGATGGTGATAAATTTCTCTCTGGTATTGATTCAAAAATATTCAAAGATATAATACCGTAGTAAATTAATACTATTGTAACTATTGAGAATAAACCAGGAAGAGCACCCAATCTTGAAAACGCTAATATTACAACAAATATACTAATTAAATATACAATTGGCAATTTGTAATATTTCAATGTTTCTTTTATTATTGTAAATGATGTTATTTGTTTGCTATTCATTATTGCTTTCATAAATAATGTTGAAATCAGCGAATTATGAAAAAATAACATTGGTAAAATAGAAACAATAGGAAATCCAAATATAAGTATAAAAACAAATAGTGCTGATAATGCTGCTCCAAAAAACCAGTTTAAAGGACTTAAAAGTGTAACATCTTCCCATTGAGGTTTACCATTTCCTGTATCATTTGTATTTATTTTAAAGAACCACACCATATTTGTAAACCATAAATATATGAAATAAAGAGTATTTGCTAAAATACCAAAAGCATATAAAAATCCACAAATAATTGGGCCAATTCCCACTATAGCTGATTCAGGCAATGTACTGTTCATTAAATTCATAACTGTATTAATTGAGGCATAATTAAATTGCAATATAGCTTCTATAATTGAAATAAAATAATTTGCTAAAAAGTTTGATGAAGTTTTTTCTTTATATTTTTTGAATATTTCAATCAGTTTATTTTTTGAATTTATATCGTAAGGTATTTCCATTTTCATTGACATTTCAGGATCAGTAAATGTTGTAAAAATATTTGTTTTTATTGGACTTGGATTGATTGTTGGTTGAGTATCAGTATAAGGAGCGCAATTTGGTTCAGATGGTAAAATATTAGATTGTGCTATTTTACACATAAATAATATTAATGAACTACTTGAAAAATAAATCAAAATTATTAAAATAACAAAAATAAATGAAATAATAAAACTTACTAATTTAGAGCTATAAGAATCCGTTGAATCAGAAGACAAATGTTCTCCTTTTTTTTCATCTATACTATTAGTGTCTGACATTACTTATATTTAATTGATATAAAAAATTAAATATCAATTTATTATATGAAATTTAATATTGTTTTACCAATAATTACGTTAATTTTATTATTAATTGTTTTCAATATGATTAATTATTTAGTTAAAGAAAAATACATTATCGAATGTTTTAGTTCCCAAAGTAGTCATACAGTTGATTTGCCGTTGAATTCAACATATAGCTGTAAAAATTTTTGCGGTCCTAATTCTAGATGCGCTATAAGTGGTCAACAATGTTTTACTGATATTGATTGTCCAGGATGCCAACCACAGACAAAATCACCATCACTTCATAAAACAAAAGATATTATTCCAGGCAACAATGATGCAGGAAAATTAACATCTGGTGTAACTCCTACATATTCTTCTTTAACAAGTGGTTATGGAACTAGAGAGCGTATTATTACTAAAGATTTGTATGCTAACCCAGTACAAGCTAATTTTGGTTTTGATACTTGGGGAAATTCATTTAATGAAGGACAGAAATTATTTAACAAACGTTATAGGCCTAATCAATTAGAAAATATGCCTAATTATCCTCCAATGTATAGTATAACAGGTGAATTTATAGGCGACGGACCTTTACCATCCAATTATTAAGACTTATCAATTACGACTTCTTTGACTATATTTCTTATTATTTTGTCTTGTTTTTCTAGATCATTATTTCCTGTTCCACCCAAAGCTTCTATTACTAATTTACTATATTGATCTGAATATTTCGATTCACTATAATTACAACCGGGGTGTAGCTCTTTAAATTTTGGTAAAAGTTTTTCATTTTTATATGCAACATTTTTTATAGCGTTACGAAGTTTTTGTTTGTCATCATTGTCTTTTTCCCATTTATTCTCGTCTTTAATATAGATAACTTCACGTTTTTTATCAGCACAATGAACAGGGCGTTTATGAATATCTAATGCTTTCAAATTTTTCACAATAATGTTTGATATTCCTTCTACAAATCCTAGTTTGCCAACATTCTCTAAATCTGACAATTGAAGTTGAAGTGAATCTACAAAATCTGTAATGTTCATAGCATCTTTACACGTTTCGTTTAAAAACACGTTTAAATTAAATGTCTTGTTATTAGAATGATTATTGATTAATGTATTATTAGCGACTTTACTCATTTCTACAATTTTATTGGTAAGCTCTTGGTTATGTTTTTGTGCTTCAGTGTTCAACAATACTAATTCGTGATTTTGTTTTACTACTTCTAACACAAGGTTTGTTAAACTGTTATATTCTCCTTCATTCTTGTAGATAATATTATTGTCATATTGATAACTACATGTTTTCTTATGCTTTGACAAGCCTCTACTGTACGTATACGTCTTACCACATATGCATTTAAATCTGTTTTTTTGCTCAATTTGCTCAATTTGCTCAATTTGCTCAATATTCGGCTCCATTGAGTAGATTTTTGGCTCCATCAAGCGTTTTTTGTGTTTATCAGTTAAAATATGTCTTTCGTAATTTAATTTACGTGATGTATTATAATCACATTGTATACAACAAAATAATTTACTCATTTTTTGCTCAATTTGCTCAATATTTGGCTCCAACGGCTCCATAAAATATATATAGAAAAAATATTTAAGTTTTTATTTCAAAAAATTAACATCACAAAATGAAAATTATTTTTTTTGTGACCAGACGTTAATTTTTTTTTATCGTCACATTCCACTGTTTTTTCATAAAATATTCGGGCTTTTGAAAATTGGACATTTTTTTTGTCCATTTTTAAAAAGTTAAAATACTTTTCATTTTTTGAAATCAGCATTTTTCTCTACACGTGTAGGGAAGTTTTTTCGGCCTTATTTTTGAAATTTCAAGAAATTTAACTTCATTATGTAGTATCCGTCTTTAAGTAGCTAAAATAATATATTTAAAAACTAATTTAAAGACATATTATTATTTTTCGAATACATATTAAATTTACTATGTTTATTCAATGCTATTTTTATATATTTGCCACAAGGACCACAATGAGCAAAATATAACTAACAAATTAAGAAATAAATTGCTTATTTTAGATAATGCGAGTTCTCATAGAAACGAAAAAATAAAAAGCAGTATAAATAATTTTTGTATAGTTTAGACTATATAAAAATCGGCGTTTGAAATGTAAAAAGGTGTGAATATATTTTTTATAATTATTAAGTAGCATACAATAATCCAGCATTTCCGCCAACAAATATGACCATATTTACTCTCTCTTCAATCAAATACATATTAAAGTTATAATCATAAATTCTCCAAGTTGGTTTGTTAATTCCTACAATATCTCCTGTATTTGGGTCACAAATAGTTAACACTTGCGCATATGGGTCGGCAGGTGGAGTTATGGTAGTAAATTCTAATTGCACATTGGTGAATCTGCTCATATTCATTGCTCCTGAAGGTTGATATGTTAAAGGGTCTGTATTCAAACAAAAATTATAACAATATAATCCAGGTGGTGCATAACCAGCAGTTCTAACGTATTTTTCTACAAAATTATATACACCAGCAGGTAATATATTCTCTCTATATTGTCCATCTAATAATATTCCCATCGCAATAAGAATATCTTTTAAATTTTGTGGATTATAAACTCCTGTATAATATAAACCAGATAATGTACCATCAGGATTTAAACCTGGACCTAAAAGCAGAGGGTTTGGCGGTGATGGCGCAGGGTTTGGGTAATTGCCTACAGTTGGTGCTGGTGCTATATCTTGAGGCATATAATCGTAAGGCCAATTAGTGTAATTAGACCATTGATTTCTTAAATTCGCGTCACTTCTTTGAAAATAAAACATCCAGCTTATTACCATGCCAAGAGAGTCCAAATCTATTTTATTTGCACCAGTTATATTATAATATGGTTTTTCATAAACTTGCTTGAATAAATATTTTTGTTCATTCTTCGCAAATATAGTTGATTCATCGTCAGAGAGAAAACAGTAAGTACAATTTAAATTTATATCAGCAAACCAGTTTGTTCTTGTATCTACATACGAAGTTGGTCCTAACCTCTCATCAGGCGGAGTTTGTAAAAATCTATAAAATTGCATATAATATTGATTAAAATTTGGCGCAACAACAGGATAATTATTTGTGTAATCCATTACATCGCGAATTGTAAACCATTGATTTATTGGTCTAAATGAAACGTTTATCCATAATTCATTGTATTGAAGAGCAACTAAGGGAAAAGCTTGAGTAGAGAGAAGACCAAACCATGAGCCTAATGGTATATATAAAGTGCGACCCATTATTGATGGTTGTGCGCCAGCTGGACTTGTTGTATAAAAAGCATTTGGGTAAGCATTTACACGAGCACCAGCATTTGCCGGATCATTTAATTCTGGAACATTCCCTATCATTTCATCAAAAAGCGCTAATTTTTGACCACTAAAATCCCTCCTAGTTGAATTAAGAATATATTGTCCTGAATATTGCTGTAATTGTTGGTTACCACAATTTATTGTTACTTTGCTTATAATTTGAGCACCTAAATCTTTTATCCAAGCGAAATCATAAGGAGCCCAATCTGTATATCCTGTTGAGCCGTCCGGATTGGTATAAGCTTGAGGTGGCATTATTGGCGACCAAATATTTGGCAGCGTTATACAGATATAACAGTCCATAAGTAAATCGGCATATCGTTTAATTTTAAAGGTGAATGTGCTTTCATTTGTAAGACTTAGAGCAGGAGTACCTTCGTAGTCTATTCGAAAATTCTGCTTACCATAATTGGTGTATTTTTTATATGTACATTTAAAAAAAGATTTTTCTGGATTTGAATTTAATATTACATTTTGTTGTCCTTGTGACACTAGTTGCATTAATCCGCCTGGCATGTTATGTATATTATAATCTTATAATTAAATTATTTTAAATCTAAATATATATAAAAATATTTATTTAATATAATAGTTAAAGTTAAATGAATACTGAAGAAATTATTAATGAAAACATTGCTTTACACCCTTGAAGATTTAAAATGGGGGTTTATAACTCAAAAGGAGAAAAAATTCTATGTTTAAAATAAAACTTTACAAACGAAAAAATTAAAAATAATATATTATATTAGTAATGTCTTCTAACCCAACAGATTATTTATCACAAATTAAATCTTTAGATACAGATTTCCAATCTTATATGATAATGATGGTTATCGGCATAATTCTAATCATTTTCATCGGTTATATGATTTATCTAAGCAGACTACAAAATGCTACATGCGATTATATGAATTCTCTCTATCCATCAGTAGACGGATATATTAGACCTATAACAAGTTCTGATCCTGACTGCTCTGGTAACTTATATGACTATTATATTAAAACGGCTTATAATGCTTGTAGTGGAAGTTCATATAAAAACGACTTTGTTAATATATGTAATTTGAAAGCTGTTATTAAACAGGGAGTTAGATGTTTAGATTTTGAAGTTTATTCAGTGAATGACCAGCCAGTTGTTTCTACAAGCACTTCTGATAGTTATTATGTTAAAGAGACATTTAATTCAGTAAATTTTAGTTCTGTGATTGATACTATTAGGAATTATGCTTTTTCTGGTTCAACATGTCCTAACCCAACAGATCCAATTTTAATACATTTAAGATGTAAAAGTAATAATCAAAAAATGTATTCTAATTTAGCAAACATATTTAAGTCAAATACGGATATCATGTTGGGTCCCGGTTATAGTTATGAATCTTCTGGCACTAATTTGGGAAATACACCTTTAATGAAACTCCAAAATAAAGTAATATTAATAATGGACAGAAGTAATCCAGCATTTATAGAAAATGAAGATTTATTAGAATATGTTAATTTAGCAAGTAATTCGGTATTTATGAGGGAATATGATTATTACAATGTTAAAAATAGTCCTGATATAAATGAATTGACTGAATTCAACAGACAAGGAATGACCATGGTTTGTCCTGATAGCGGTGCAAATCCTGCTAATCCTAGTGGCATGGTTTGTAGAGCTAGTGGTTGCCAAATGGTAGCAATGAGATATCAATTAGTTGATAACAATCTTATGGAAAATACTTTATTCTTTGATAGAGCAGGATATGCTTTTGCACTTAAACCTGCTGATTTAAGGTATGAACCAGTTACAGTTCCAGTTCCAAAACCACAAAATCCTGATTATTCTTATGCTACAAGAACTTCGACAACTGACTATTATAGCTTCAAGTTTTAATTTAATTATAAATATACTTAAAGACTAAAACTATCTAGAAAATAAAGACATGTATATTGGTTTGCTTTTATTTTTTAGTATAACTATTCAATAATATTTGTATCGTCTATCAAATATTTTCGTTTAATTACATTAACAATTATACGATCTACTACTTAACGTCTAGCATTACGAAATTTATCAATATCCTTTAATACACTAGTAAATGTATCAGCTGGATTCCAATTATTACTACATAATATTGTTTCGCAACAAAAACAGTCAATGCCTGTATATTTTTTAAGCGACTTTCTGAATTCTGTGTTTTTCGAATAATGATTTAACATAATAGATTTTTCATTTATAAATACTGTCGGCGGCGAAAATGGATAATTATTTGATATTATGAATTTGTAATGCTTATTATCAATTGAATTTTTAAATTCTATTAAATACCCTGTCCCAGTATTATTGTTTTTATTTATTTTAATATCGCTTTCAACACATATATTGTTTTTAATTAATATTTTAATTTCACTTAAAATTCTTTTCCTCAACAAAATAATGCTAATAATTGATAAATCTGGTTCCATGTTTATTTAATAAGTATTTTAAGAATTTAATTTACTATATTATTCAATTTTATTTTAATCGAATAATATAGGAATGCCTAAAGATAAAAATGTCTGTAAAGATTTATCGTTTGCTGATTGTGAATTAGCAATTTTACGTATGGCAGTTGATAAAGCTGAAGAAAAAATGGGTAGACGAGTAGTTAACTCAGATGATGTTCAAAAAATTATAGATATTGTTGAAGAATTTATAAGACATAAGAAATTAGTTTGTTATGGTGGGACAGCTATTAATAATATATTACCAGAAGAAGATAGATTTTATAACAAAGAAGCTGAGGTACCGGATTATGATTTTTTTTCTCAAAATGCGTTAAGTGATGCAAAAGAATTAGCAGATATTTATTATAAAAAAGGTTTTTTAGATGTAGAGGCCAAATCAGGCCAACATCATGGTACATATAAAGTGTTTGTTAATTACATGGCTGTTGCTGATATTACTCATATACCAAAAGAAATATTTAGCATAATTAAAAGAGAAGCAATTAGCGTTGACGGTATATTATACGCACCACCTAACTTTTTGAGAATGTCTATGTATCTTGAATTATCCAGACCAGCAGGCGATATTAGCAGATGGGAAAAAGTATTAAAAAGATTGTCACTTTTAAATAAAAATTATCCAATAACTGACGTTGATTGTAATAAAATTGAATTTCAGCGTAAAATGGAAAATAGAGAAAATGAAGACAGAATTTATGATACTGTTAAAGATACACTGATAAATCAAGGTGTTGTTTTTTTTGGCGGATTTGCTAACTCACTTTACTCTCAATACATGCCAAAAAATTTACAGAAAAAAATAGAAAATATTGCTGATTTTGATGTTTTATCTAATAATCCTGAAAAAACAGCTGATATTATTAAAGAACGCTTAACCGATAATGGTATTAAACATATTAAAATAGTAAAACAAACTGCTGTTGGAGAGATAATACCTGAACATTATGAAGTCAAAATTGGTAAAGATTCTGTTCTTTTTATTTATAAACCAATTGGATGTCATAGTTACAATATTTTAATAATGAGTGGGAAAAAAGTAAAGGTTGCTACAATTGACACAATGTTAAGTTTTTATTTAGCATTTCTATATGCTAATAGACCTTATTATAATCAATTTGTAGATAGAATACTTTGTATGTCTAAATTTCTTTTTGATGTCCAACAAAAAAATAGATTATCTCAAAAAGGCTTATTAAAACGTTTTAGTATTACGTGTTATGGTCATCAGGAATCTGTTGAAGAAATGAAAGCAGAAAAAGCAGCAAAATATAAAGAATTTAAACAAACTGGTAATAAAAAAATGTTTGAAGAATGGTTTTTGAGTTATAAACCTGATGATAAAAAAGAGACTACAATAAAACAAAAGAAAAAAAGCAAGAGCAAAAAAAGTAAAAAAGGGATTTTCAATATTTACAGGTCAAAAACTAGGAAAAATAAAAAGGCACTTTTTTAATTTTATTGTATATTTTGGTTCATTGTGCAAAAACCTCCTTCACAATCATTTCCACTTTGCTCTTTCTTTTTATTTTGATAAAACTTAAAAATAAACATTCCAATAATAGAAACTAAAATAGCTGCTCCAATGTAAATGAATATAGTGTAGTCAGAAGTTGTGCCTTCTAAAGCATTTCCTATAGATTGGCTGATGTCAGGAATATCTAAAGAAAATGTTGAATCGGTGATATCAATAGCATCCATTTATTATATTGATATCTTACAAATAAATAGTAATTTAAACTCATAAACAATATGTTTCTAAAATAGTGATAAAAATTATAAATGTTATATTTTTAACTATTTTAATTATTAAATTGTCCTTAATTTCTTCGGGAACTATTTTTTTAAACCAGATTATAGCATAAATAATATACAAAAATACGTTTTCTCCAATAATTTTAAGACCATAATTAAATTTATTGACAATAGTCCAGTCATTTACAAAACTACACATCGGCGTGTTAGACTTTTTTATAAAAAAACTATGGATGTCTAATAATCCAGACAATATTCTGTGATAGTTATTTCTTTCATTTTTTATATTCAAAGCGTATAGAAATTTATCATAACTAAATAACTCCATATGTAAAATTTTTCTTTTTTCTTGTGTTTTAAAAATATAAGCATTAATTCCATCGATGTATTTTTTTTTGTAAAGCATATTATTATCAATAAGGAATGGAATGTAACAAGACTTAACTATTGTTTCTATTATGTCATCTACATTTTTATACATAGATTTAACTATCTTTTTTCTCTTTTTCGTGTCATGATAACAAATGAATAATTTATTGTTTACTTTTGAACATATATTTTCAGGGATTTTTTCTTTTAGATGTAATTTAAGTGTTTTAAGAGTATTTAATGTGTAGTTTTTCTTAAATTCTTTGTTAACTATTTCATATAATTTTGGCATCAAATCAAGTGCGTCAATATAATATAAAAAAGCAACTATAGACCCTATACTACAGCCCGAAATTCTTTCTATTTTAATGTAATTTCTTCTCTCCATTTCTTTTAAAAAATAAAGGGCTCCAACAAGATAACTTCCGTTGAATGCTCCGCCATCTAGAACTAAATCTAAATGTTTTAGTTTTTTTTCTTCTTCTGGTAAATTTTCTATCAGTCTATTCACATATTCATCAATCATATAATGACTAATGAAATCAAAAAAAATAATATAACGAAACTAAGGTTTTGATTTATATTTAAAAAGTACCAAAATAAGACGTAGTTTTCATTAGAAAATGGAATAATAAACCAAATAATATGCTAACAAATAAATAACCATTTATATTGTAATTTCCATCGTTTGAAAATAAAAATGGAATATATGTATAAAAGAAACGCTTGAAAAATGGCAACTGAAATAAAAAATAAAGCACTGCTAATAATACAGGCGCTTGAATTTCATTATACATGTCATCTAATGAATTACTCATTTGTCTTCCTCTATTATATTGGTTTATCATGTCGGTTGTTGTTTGTTCATAATTTCTAATATAATCTTGATGTTGAGGTGGAGGGACATAATTTGGCATAACTTGTGGGTCGGCACTTATGCCATTAGTTGTCATCGGAATATCTCTTGACGGTAACTGTGTCGCACCTGCTAATGTAGCTTGCTGCAAACCATTTACAATTTGATTTATTGTGCCTTGGTCTAATGACATGCTATGCGACCCTTTTTGTTGCGATTCATTCATTCGTTTTTCTTGTGATGATATAGTAATATTATTAGTAACATTTCCTCCGCCAAGAGGGTCTGTTGGTAAGTCTAAAATACTGGTTGTATCACTCATAATTATTGTAAAGAATGATTGATTACGATAATTACGCAAAATTATTCAAATGTAATTGTTTTAGCATTTAATGAGCATTTTGTAGCAACAGGCGTATATTTAACACATTTGCCATTCTGTTTATAAATTTTGTCTTTAAATTCATCTAAAGGCGGGGCGTGGAAAGATAGACAATTATTGTCTTTACAAACTTTTCTAAATAAAGAAGCTAATCCGAAACCTAGTAAAATAGACATAATTATTTTACCTCTTCCGCTATGAACAAATTTTTCAAAATGTATTTGCATTTATATTATTATATTATAAATATTATATCATAATAAATATTTTAAGCTTGTATTGGTATTTTTGAAAGTATTTTTTCATCTTCTGGACACTTTACATATTCTTCTTCGAAATAGAAGCAATTATCCGCTTTATCTTTGAACAAAATCTTATCTACATTTTCAGGACTAGGATAAATATAAATCATTTTCATTTCTGGTCCAATTAAATAAACAAATAAAAGACCAATCGCAAAACTTATTAAAAAAAAAGGCAACGAAATGTAGTTTAATATCATATATAAGATTTAGAAAAAACCTGTGCCAAAATTAACTTCGTTTTCTACTAAAAGATTCATAGCATCTATTAACATATCATAGTTTTTTTCATAACTAGTTTGGTCTTGTTTATATAAGGTGAGATATCTTTCTTGTTCTGATTTAGGAAGTTTATTAAATGCTTTATTATAAATTGAAACGCCAAAATCATATTGTCCATTTAGCATTTTTCTTGGCGGAATAACTAGATTAGATGGAGCAACTAATCTACAACCACTCCATTTGTCATCATGATTTATTCTATTGTTTACACACTTATGCATAAATTCGTTCATCCATTCAATATTAATTTTAAATTCTCCTTTTAATGCAGTAGGTAAACGACGCCACAATTCTTTATATTCATCAGTATGCCAATCTATTCCATCTACACCTTGCCCAATAATTGGTTCATCATTTATTTCTGTCGGATTTTTAATTTTAATTATAAATTCTTTTTGATTGTTAAATAAATCTATTTCTTTTTTACCTCCTTTCATAGCTTTTAGTCCAACATCATAAGCTATTACTTTGCTAGTATATGAAAATCCTAATAAATCATCAATAGTGTATTTTTTTTGAATTAATACACAGTTATTATCATCATCGTTAAAAACTTCATTGACCTTATATTTCAGTTTTCTTATTTTATTTAATAATGGTTGTAAAACTGTATGATAAATAGTGGCTGCATCTCTAGCAAATTGACTATCATTCTCTTTATTCATTTTTTTAATACATTCTTTTATATCACTAATACTTTTATATGATTGCACTAGCGCTTCATTCAATGTTTGTTTTTCAGCAGGATTATCAATTCCTTTATTCCACATGTCTAAGTAATGTTCGTATATATTAGTCAAATCGTTGATATATGTTTTATTATTATCAAAATTTTCAATAGCAGTTTCAGTTGTAATTAAACCAAATAATAATTTATTTTTGTCATTAATAATAATGTTTTTTATATATTTTATTTCATTTGTTATATAATTCATCTCTTCATCCACTGGTTGGTTTGAACCTATATTTAGTTCAATATGCAAATTACACGGATCAACTAAATTACCACAAATTGCTTTAAACACTCTATATTCTGAGATATTGTCGTCATCTGGATGATATGTTATTGAAAAAATTGTTCCTTTTTTAGATGGACGCTTACAATTTACACATTTTGGCATTAATTTAAGATATTCTGAGCGTTTCTCTCTATTACTAAGAGTAGTATTATTAATTATTTTTCTTTTGTTTACATTTATTTCATTTTCAAATTTTTCTTTTAATTTATAATATTCACTTAGAGCATCTTCTACGCTAGGTATTTCTTGAGTTGTGGCGCTTGATTTTGAATCACTTGATATTTTTATTTTTGTTTTGTTTTTTGGTTTTAAAATATATTCTTCGCTTTCTGACTCTGTTTCTAAACCAGAAATGTTTATTTTAATCGGGTTGTCTTCTTTCTCTTCATCACTCCCAGTGTCTGGCCAAATTTCGTTCATTAATTTTGTTGCATCACCGCTTTCTGACATTATATATTATAGTTAATAATTTAATTTTAAACAAATAACATGATAAAGTTAAATTCCTGGCTTTGAATGTATTATATCATATTCATTTTCCCAATGTGGTAAACCAGTAATTAATTCTTGATGTGCTCTTTGTTTAGCTATTTGAAAATTCTGTATTTTTTCTAATACATATTGCTGTTTTTCTTTATTTTTTTTCGCAATCTCAACAGGAGTCAGCTTACCTTTATATTTATAAACTAAAATACCGCCTAAAATAAGGAGGAAAAAAATGAACATGCCAATGTTGAAAATAGTATTATGAAAATTCTCTCTAATTATATGAGATTGTTTTAAAGCGCTATTTAAAAAATATTTAACTCCTGGTTCGGTTAATATTGGTTTAGGCGAAGCCCATTTTTCATTAGAAAACTCTTGGAAATTCATATTTAATATAGTTAAAATTTTAAAATAAATTATACACATTATCTATATGGCAAATTCATACTTAAATATTGTAACGTTTTTATTAACCACTCTATTTTATTATTTGGCTTTAAAACCAGCGTTACCTTATACACTATATAAAAACAAAGAGAATTATCAGAATTACATTAGTAACAATTATATGTATTTAGCTATATATGTGGTGCTTGTTATAGTGATACAATTTATAGTTAATTCATCAATTATTGCTACTTCATGTGGAGGAAATATTACAGAAAATATGGGTGCTGCAGGTGTCTTAACATTTTTGCCTTGGATATTAATATTCGGTGTATTAGTTATGATTTTAACAATTTATCCTGGATTTAAAAGCGCTTTTTCTGATGTTATTGGTTATTATTATGTTTCTAGCCAAGCTACTAAATTATTAACTGAATTGCTTGTGAATCAAGAAATTCAACAGAAAATGACTGAAGATCCTAATATGACACCTGAAAAGAAAGAAGCATTAGAAACTGCTGCCGATACTATAATTAAGATATGCGGTAATACTTCCATATTAATAAATCAAATTGTACCAAGTAATTTTGACCAATATTGGGGAATACTTACACCGTTAATTAAGGACAAATATAAAGTCGCTGGCGCAGAAACTGATAAGATACAAAATGATTTATTTGAATTGGTTGTCACTAGAGATAATATCGGTGAAGCTATGTGGTATATATATACTGGTTTATTGCTTACTGCGATTGTTCAACTTAAAATAACTACTCGCGGTTGTAATAGCAATCCAAAAACTATGGAAGCCAATTATCAAAAATTCTTGGCACAAGAACAAAAAGCTAAAGAACAAAAAGAAAACTCATCGACTACATATACCATTTCTAGTTAACTATTTAAATAATTATTTAATAGTATTATTCGACTTGTTAATTTGTAAAAACTGACAAATCATATGAATTTATTGAATTAGACGTAGTAAACGAAACACCTGTAAGAATTGAAAATCTCACACCCGCATTACACCTTTTAACATTTCAAACGCCTATTATTTTTAATTATAATAATTTTTATAAATAATACTTGTAATGGAAGTATTTTTGGAATACAAATGTATATTTTTAATGATGATATTAATAATATATTATTTGAAGAGAAATATGATGAAGAAATGAGTTACATTCAAATGAGTGAAGCATATTTATTCTACAATAACTTAAATGATAAAAATCAATTTTATTTTAAAATTTATACAGAATGTATTAGCACATTAAGTTATAATAAAGATAATTTTATGCTGTGGTATCCATTGTCTTTAGATACATTTTTAGCAAAATTCGGCGTTTGAAATGTTAAAAGGTGTAAAGAAAAATAAAGACGATAAATTAAGGAGAGAACGAGCAAGAGAATGAAGCAGAATATGATGAATACGCTAAATATGAAGATATTTTTTATTAAAAGTATATATTATATATGTGGGGAAAGATTGAATACGGAACTTGGAGAAATGGAGCTTCTATATATAAAGACAAAAAAGGTTATTTTATTGTTGATTGGGACCCAAAATCTAATAAAGAATATAAAAAATATTTAGAAAAATGGAAACCTGGAGTTAATGACCATAAATTGTATTTCAATAATAAAACTAAAAAATGGCAGCTTACTAAACCGAAATAAATCAATTAATAATTTAAATTTACACCCTTGAAGATTTAAAATGGGACAAAAACAACTTAAAGACAATTTAATTTACTTAATTAGCAATGAATAGTAAGAAGTCTGTAATGAATTGCTCCAGTAAGGGAAGGTCTTCTGTCTTTTACACCTTTGCACATTTAAAACGCCGATAAAAGTATATAAAAGTAAATTTATATATATAACATATATGAATTTAATAATTAATAAACAAAACTTAACACTTATTGAATTAACTGAAAAATTT